CCAGTCATTGCCTGTAACTTCGAAGGAATTAGGATAGAATTGCAAGCCACCACTAGCACATAAAGTATTTTTATAAGATCCTGATAAATCATAATCTGTATTAGCAGATAAATTTATATCATTATTAATCCTACTCCAATACCTCTGAGAATTTCCTACATCTTCAAATGATAATTCTGAGTTATTATCTGCCACAAAACAGGCTCTCCCACTATGAGCTTCAATAACTGGGGTCGCTGGATAAAGACCTCTGCCCCATCCACTAAGAGTACAGTCTGGTGTACCATTTTCTGTTAATGGAATTCCTGCACTAATCCTAGACCCATCTAATGCGGCTGCATCTATCCCAAAATTGTAAATAACATTAGGCCCTGTAAAGTGTATAGAAGATCCTTTATCTGCTAAGTAACCTAAAGAAGCGCGAGATGCATTTCCTGTAGCGTAACAAATAGTATTCTGAAGAGTAGCTTTATTAGCTAACCCTACCATATTTACAGATGCATTATTAGTACTATGTAGGGCAGCAGGAGAATGATATACAGAAGCTCTTTGAGACAAAGAGGAGGAACATAAAATCTTACTACAAGTAAACTGGGCAGTAGAATTATCTACCACAATAGCAGGTTTAGATAATCTCTGCGTAGCATTTTTATTTTCCGAAATAGCTCCTATATGCTCAGCATACATTTCCATATTATAAAGAGTAGTAATATCTGTAACAGATTCTGTAGCACTTAATGTCGTATTAGGATAGGTAGGTCCGTAAGAGGACCCTGCTTTAAGAACTACATGCTGACCATTATTTAGAAATAAGATAGGGTAATTTCCGCTTTCCTTAATATTCCCAGTATAAGTGTACTGTCCCACAGCATTAATGTTTAGATTCTTATTATACTTAAAGGAGCTATTGAACATTAAAAGACCAGCATTCTGAGCATACTTACTATGTAACTGCTCTACTCGTACAGCAGAGTCATAAGCTTCTATATTATTGTAACTTTGATATACGCTAGTGATACCGTTCATTTCATATTTTGAATTAACTAAATACAAGTTGGTTTGGTTTACTCCAATCTCTGTAGAAAAAGTTTTGCTACCTAGCATAGCTCCTTCAGTTATAGCATCTCCACCACGAAGCACAGAATTATCTAAGTAAATTCCGTAATCATGGAAGTGACTAGCTAACTTAGCAAATACTCCACTAGTATAAGTATCCGTTACAAAATCGACTTCACTATTAGTAATCTTGAATCCATAAGTTTTAATAGTACCTCTATCAGTAGCGTTATAGTTTCTAGTAGCAAAAGCTTGTCTTCGTAGGTTAACAGTAGAGTTATTTATATCAAACCCTGCGGTAGTACATCTCATAGAACCACAGTTCTCTAAGGTAAAGTTGACACAATTATCTACTTTAAACCCAGTAGTAGATGTATTTGCACCATCTACTATAAACCCTCTTACATAAATAGGCCCATCACAATTTTGAGCCTTTACCGAAGTGAACCAGTTTCCCGCTACAAGACCATTAGCTAGTTGATACCCCACTGGATCGCCGAATGCGTACTGTGGTCCATACATATGAGCATCATCTAATTCACTAATACAAGACACATCTAAAGTCGCTATAGTATCATCCTGCACTAGAGATTGAGCAGGAGCCCCTGTGTTAAGGGTTATAGTATTGGCATACATTACGCCAGTACTTCCAGTTCTCCAATCAACAGTATTATCAGCTATTCCTGGATAGGCATAGGCTGGGGGAGCGTAGGTATCTCCTATGCTCACCCCTCGTCTCCCTGGCAAAATAATGTTTCGTACATCTGTAGTCTTATCGTTATAGAATACACTTGAGGTATTAGCAGAAAGAGATATAGCACTCATGCTTGATAAGGTCCCAAACACTTGAAGAGCAGACAGTCCCCATGGTAAATACCAGGGTGCTTGGTCTCCATTACCATAGTTATTAGCAGTTATAGTAGTTGTATCGGCATTAGATGCTAAAGGAGCCCCTGCCCTGTTAACGATCTCAAGAATACCATCACCTTCACACTTAATATTATTAAGGTTTAGTTCGCCCATATTCCCTGCGACAGCTACTTCGATAAGAGTAGGCATTCTAATTATCTCTGGAAGAGCTTCTATGGCAGCAGACACTGTAGTAAACATATTGGCACTTGCAGCTATACTATTATCAATGGTAGCAGATACTACCAAAGCCATTCCAGGAATACTAGACAGTGGGTAGCCCAGCTTCTCCCATAGATAATAGGTTCGTTCCTCTAGATCATATAAAGGAAGGTTATCTTGTTCCCAATTATAGAAAGAAGAAGTGTCGTGCTTTGTTACGAAGGGGTTCCAATAATTGAATATTGTTACTCCCCCAGATGCGCTATATAAATCATTTTTATTAAACATTAGAACTGTAGTGTCCAGCGGAAGATGAGACTAAAATCACTAGTCTTTGTTATTTCGGTAAAGGGTCTGTAGGCTACTAAGATTGGAATTACGGGAGTTTGTCCCCTAGGATTCCTCATAAATAACCCTATCTCACTAAGGGCTGTATTATTTAAAGTAGCTCTATCTAAAACTAAAGTATATCTTACTGAAGTATCTGTAACCTTATGAATATTGCTAAAGCGTATTCTAGCGAAAGGATGAGGACCCCCCAATGGAGACCCGTTTTCTATAGTATATAAAGTTTCTAAAAATAATGTAGTGTCTGCCCCCCACCTCGCTTCGGCAGTTATAGGGGCTTGAAGCTGATATGTAGACGCTCCGTAATCATTAAAGTTTCCAGCAGACCCTATCAAGAAATTAAGTATTTGGTAATCAGTTATCTGAGTCCCCCCCGAAGCAGCGAAAAGGTGAGAAAACCCCACCCCCATACCAGAAGTGATTATATTGTGATCATCAAATACTATCTCTTCCTCTCCATTCTCATAGAGTTTAGAAATTTGTAAATGCCCCGTAGGTGTTAGTGCAGTATTATTACTCATTATATTTATATAGGATAGTCTTAAGTAGTAGTCGAATCTATCAGGCTCAACTCCCAATCAATTATATAGGAAAATTCATTATTTTTAGCAAGGGGTGGACTAATAACTTTATAAGCAGTAAGAAAGGGGTTATCAATCCCAGCAGTACCATTAGGATTCTTTAAGAATAACCCTACTTCTTTTATAGTCTGATTATTTGCCAATTCTTCATCTATTAATAATCTTACATTAGCTGTATTATCATTTAACGAAGTAGTATACCCCTTAGGTATTACCAAGAAGTCTTGAGAAGAGGTTATATAATACGACTTCTCTGCATGTATATACTGGTATGGGGTAGCTGAAGGGGTATATTCAAACTGAAGATTAGCTATATAAAGTTGTTCTCTCGGAGTAACCTCATGATCGTTTGTAGAAGTAATAGCTCCTGTCGTAGGGTTGATACTTAACGCTCTTGAGAAAAGGGGATAATTAAATGCCTGTAATGCTATCCCAGATACAAGCCCAGTATCCACATCTATAACTTCATCAGGAACATTATTCCAGGACACAGATATTCTATAAAAATTTCCACTAGGCCCGAATCCAGAGTTGGGAGTGTCAAAGCAGTCTTTCCCTGGACCATTTCTAGTGGCATAGTCGGCCTCTGCGTCTGCTGGAGTGTATATAGCTCCATCCCTACAATACACATTTGCAGACACATCCCCCCCAGTCACACCAGACCCGTAGGAGCCCTCCCACCTGTCCCTACAGCCACCCGTGCATTGAGAGTACCCATCTATAGCCTGTGTGATTTCTGGTGGATACCACGCAGCCCCAGGGGTGCTGGAGGAGGAGTACTTTAGGTCGTATCTGTACTCAAACCGTACTTGGTTGTACCCCGCAACGCTATCACCACCTAGTACTGCTGCGGTCCTGTTATATAACATTAATTTTCCCACTGTGGGGGTGCTACCAGAAGTACTTGCTAGACTAGAAGCGTAATATTCTGGCATATAGTAGACGGATAATGTTTGATTTTTCTTACCCTGATTCCAGTAACTGGGTTTTCTCCCATCATTATAAATATACTCTGTACTTCCTCTAAGACAGGATGTAATACCTGCTACATTACTACTGGAATTATATTCTATACTCCATGTTGGGGAAGTAAAAGTTGGACCTGAAACAGTATAATCAGCACTTAACTCAAGGGGATGAAGAAAATAGTTTTCTGCTTTTTTCTCCCAAGTATTAGCACACCCAGGAATCCAGGTAGTTTTTCGTGGCCCAGGGGGAATAGGTCTAGGATTAGATTCAAAATTATTTGTATAACTACAAGACAATTTAGTGGTATCAGGAGGATCTACAAAATTATCAAAAACTTTACCTCTTGTACTTGGGATTATAGACCCAAGACCATAAATATCTCTTTTAACTACAGTAACAGCACTATCTGTGCCGTAAGCGGAGGGATCTAAAGGACTCTTAATAGTCCAAAAATTACTTAGTAAAGAAGATGCGGGTACATCTGCTGAGACATCAAAGGTACTGAGATTGTAGTTTTGATCCCCTAATTGAAAATACTTAAACTGATAATCTTCTACTTCTCTAGATCCTCCACCACATAAAATATTTACTAAAGCATGTTTCATTCCTTGGGAGACTTGGTTAGACTCCTCTAGTATAACCGTAGACTCACCAGTTCTTTTATTAAGCTGCCTTATTTTAAACTTACCTCTCATAGGAACTTCACCTTCCAATATATATCGAATCTTTTATAAAAACCAAATACTCCAGGTGCAGTTCTAGTCCTAGTTCCTCCAGCCATCTTTGTTATATTATCCGTGAAAACTAGTTTATTAAAAAGTTTATACCTTCTTACTGGATCCTCTGTAACATCTACGATAGGAGGGCGACTGTATGGGGGATTTGCAGTGATGTTATCCTCTCTTATCTTCTTAAGATCAAGCCCCCACAACCCCAAAGTATCTACTCCACCGAAAGCATTTAGAACCGTACGGTCTCTTTGAGCCCCTGTATCAGCAGACACATTATCCATTTTTATATGATAAGTTATTTCTCCAGTAGAAGAAAAATCAGAGACAACAGTTTTTACAAACTCAGAATATGCGTTTGCTGGTATTACTGGATTAGCCGTACCATCTCCCGATAACTCCCAATACCCAAACCGATCTAAACACTGATCAGCCGCCCCAGTACTAAATTTCATACTAGATAAGGGGGTAGAATATCCAGCAAAATTTAATGCTGATACAAAATTTAAGGAAACCATTTGTCCATTTCCCGCTCTAACTCCATAAGCTCCCAAATAGCCTACATGCCTCCCTAGACCCGAGTCATACCCAGAAGTATAAGACCATTTAGTGTTATAGGTGCTTAACTGTAAGTATCCGCTAACTCCATACCCTAAAGCATTAGGTAATTGCCCTTGAGTATACTTTATATCTAAAGCATCTTCAACTGGAGTTATAGCTCCTTCTGTTAATACTCTATCAAGGGGGTTAGGAGAAGGGGTTATAGAAGAAGTAAAGGGTATATACGCTGATAGTCCTTTATTACCTTCTTGATCCTCATAAATAGCACTTAAAGACTCGCCCCCAGCACCACTTAAGATATAATACTTAAACTCCTGCCAAGCTGGTACTAGTATATTTCTGGCATAAGGCAGGGTAGCATTAAGTAAAGAGAAAGCTAAAGTATCATCTCTAGGATTAATGAAAGAAGAGGTCTCAACATAATTAGTAGGCACTCTCCCAAGTTCTAATTGTGGACGACTTATATAAATAGATCCTGCGGAACCATCAACCGAAGAGGTAGATCCGTATGCAGAGGGGGAGATACCCACAGAGGGATATACAATAAAAGAGGTCATAGTTCCATCTGTTGGTCCTGAAGCATTTAAAAAGATTCTATTCCAACCTCCCCCCAGATCTTTTATACCACCAAACCAATTCGCACTAGTTTTATCATCTAGTAATGTTGCATTCCCACTAATATCCCACAGGATTAATGTCCTACTAGTGTATCCTCCTGAGCTAACCTCAAACGCTGACTGACCTACATAAGGAAACGATGAAGTTCCTGATAGCTCTACTGGGGGGTTCTTTTTATTAAACTTAACATCCACGGACCCAACAAAAGAAGTACCACTAAATATACCAGAAACAGAAAAGTTACCTAAGGTATCATCATACTTTATGTCCTGCTTAAAATAAGCACCAGAAGTATTAGCAGTTAATAAAGTTCCACTAGCTCCACTAACACCCCCTAAAATTACATTAGAATATGAGCTTACCTCAGATAATTCCCACCCAGAAGTGTCCTTAAGATCAGAGTTATGTAATAAATTTACAGTAGTATAGCTATGCTGATTTTTTCTAAAAGCGTCTTTGTTTTTAGACATAGAAAACCCTTGAATCTCATAGTTAGAGGCATCAAGCATAGCCGTATTTTCAGTAGTAGGAAATTTAATAGAGGATGGGGTAGTTAACAAATCAGTTATTTGCTCAGAAAAACCTATGGTGGTAAGGTTATCCTGCTCTACAAGTAACTCTTTCTCCCCCTCATGAGTTATTCCATATATTTCAACTGAACCTTTCATTAGTTCTCCACCCGCAATTCTGTATATTGATTATTGTTATCTTTATACTCACTATAACCACCCGTCTGTACCCACATAGGAGCTACCTTATAATTTAACCTACTTCCACCCAAAGGTCCAAACTTTGGGGCACTAATAGAATATTGTCTAGATGCTAGATCTTTCTGTAATCTATTAAACTCTCTTAGTACTTCCATTACCTGTTCTTTAGTATAGGGAATATAAACCTCATGATACTGTTGTATGTTAGAACCTTTTGTTTTTCCCTTTATAGTTAGAGGACTAGGAAATAAAGTAAAACCTTCTCCCCCAGTAGTGGAAGCCTCTAAAGAAATAGTACCTTCTAAAGTCTTCATTTTATCCGCAGAGTGAGCAATTAACTTAAATGTATTACTGGAATCACACCCAACGGACATATCTAAAGAAAATGCGCTATTAGAGTTCCCGTCAATAGGCATCTCTGTTACCATATCAGGGTCATCAGTGGACCAAGAGGGATATGTAGTACCAGCACAACAGTCACTAGGGGGGGTACAATCAGTCGCACCATGCCACACTTCACAAATTTCTGATATATCGTACCCATCCTCAGTCTCCCAAGCAAGAGCCTGTTTATACGGCCCTGTTCCATTCAATGCCACAGGTCTACATACGGTTCCCACCTGGAAATCACCAGCTACGGTTGCTCCTATAGGCTTACAATCGCCTTCTTCTGGCGCAACACCAGCGAACCATAGCTGGTACTCCCAATTGCCAATAATTTTTCCAGGACTAGTATCTCCTGTAGTATGACTATAAGATACAGTAGGATAAATCTTTTTTGCATCAACACCAAAAGGTCCTGTGTGAACTGAGTCTGGGAAGAATATTTGTGTTCCGTTAGCGTCCACAGACCACCTCCAGGGAGCTATTAAATCTACTTGCGAGTACAGAACAATTTTAGATTTTGCAAATCCATATGCTTGAGCTTCCACAAAGGTAACTTTGCTACCTCCTACAGTTTCTATATTCCCTGAAGAATCAGCTAATAAAGTAGTTCCAGAAGGAATAATATTACCCTCTGAATCCATAAATATAAAAGCATCTGTAGTAGTTTCTTTTGCCATAGCATAATTATTATAGTTAAAAGAATGCTTTAGTTTAGCTCTATCTTCTTCTCTCGTATCTACAATTGAAATATAATCTATAATACCAAACTTAGTATTTGTGCTACCCAAATCTATAAGCTCCACTACATAATTCTGATCAGATCTATGAACTTGATTATGCTCTTGGTAATAAGAAAGATGAGTTTTAATAGGTTGATTTAGAGTATTAAAATGGAAAGTAGTTTTTCTAAAGTCTCTTTCTTCCATATTTAATAAAACATCTTTGTCTGTAGTGGAAGCTAAACAAGCAGCACCAGAAACTTCATAGGTCTCTGAATAATCTAAATTATGTACTAAGTTTTGTCTGACATACTGAATAGCTGTAGTACCTGATACTACAGAAGAAGAGGGTATATATTTCCATTTACCATTAGGCATATAATTCCAAAATCCGCTCTTACCCTGCTCATCAAGCTCTGGAGCAGTATGCAACCACACCCCAAACGATCCTCCCCCCAGCAGGGGTGAATCTTTAGTCCCAATCGCAGCGTTTACATCTACTCTAAATGTATGTTCTGGGATTAACAGGTTGGTTGCCCCCCCATAATCCTTTACGCTGAATCTCAACCTAGATAAACCCCCGTCAGGCTCCGTAAGAATAATATTGTTGTTTATTAAATAGTTATCATCCCCTCGTACAGCAGTGCTAGGATCTAAATCTACTATAGTAAACTTGGAGGTTCCTGTAATAGAGTCCACAAACTCTACACCTGACAAAATATAAGGGTTCCTATATTCTGATACTTGGGCAGGAAGGGCACTAGGGGCAGTTGCGGTGATATTGGCTAAGGATACTAGATCCTTTACAGAGAAAGACTGTAAATCAATCAAATTCTTATTAAGTAATTGGGAACTAACTCCAATATCTACAGTGCCAGAGCCATCAACTGTAAATTTTCCATTATATAAAAGAGGTCCAAAAGTATGGGAAAGGATATTTAAGCCACCATTATCAATAGTGTCTATGGTAGAGTTTCCCACTCCATGACCAGCAAAGTACTGTAAGTAATCTAAAAATAATTTATGTATACCGTCTTTAGATCCCCTGCTCATAACTCTTTTGCCTAAAGCTACATCATAAATATCATCTAAAGTAAAATCGTATTTATCCCAGAGTATATTTTTAATAGCAGCAGACCCGTCCAAATAAGAAGAGGTGTCTAACATAAATTTATTTTTCTTTGCTATATAATTTGCTTCATAATCAATCTTACTATCTATAAATGAATGAAGGGCTCTGGAAAACTCTGGGGTCCTCTCCCTAGCTACATAATCATTACAAGTCCCAGAAGTTATATCGGTAAGTCCTCTAATAGGAAAGGTAGAGGATGCAGCTATACCACTCATTGTTCTCACCGAGTCTAGTCCCCAACACTCTGACCACACATCCAGGTTATATGGAAAAGAAGACACCTCATATAAATCGTAAGGATTAATAACCTTGTGGTAATTAAATATAAGATTTAATAGACCCAAAGGTTGATACTCCACATCAGTACCCTCTCCACTAGTATTAAAATAGGAGGGCATATTAAACCCTGTTCTGTTATAAAGCCCACCCTTTTCAAGAGTTTTAGAAAAATTTCTTCGTCGTAAATTATTTCTAAATAGGTCTCCAACAGGAGGGGATTCTGTGCCCGACCCAATTAAATTAATTTTATCATTAGGTTTATCTATGAAGCTTCTAGTGAACACTGGCTTACCTGTATGATTTACTGTAGCTCTTCCTGAGTTGGCGGGGGGTGTGTAACTGCTCCCCATAGTTCCTGGCACCCTTCTAATATCTACACCCGATACAAAGGATCCCCCTAAAGTTCCTGATACAGGTAAATCATACATCCAATACCTTACCGAAGGGCATCGGTATTCAGAAACCACCGCTGAATCAGAGGCATCTAAGTTTATCCTAATTCTAGGTATAGATTTAGCAGGGGAAAACTCATCAATTACAGCTAAGGATTGAAAGAAATCTTCTTTTAAAAACTCATCTGATAAGAAGAATGTTCCTGAAAAAGGACCACTAGATACATCTACATCAAAATGAGAAGATTTACCATTCCATAAAGGGAAGTAATCATACTTATCAACTTCAAAGTTATCTATTATGGAATCTCTGTTAGGTGGTTGGTGTACAGAGCTTGTTAAAAAGAAAAACCCATTGTTATAAAACTTAGGATCTATACTACCTCTAATGGTATTATCCTCTATGAAACTTCTAAAAGAGGCTGCCACAGGCTGAGAAACACCTAAGCATACCAACTCA